GGCGTGGCCATTGCGCCAATGTCATCAGGGAAATACGGCTGGCTACAGATTGCCGGATTGGCCGTCTATAAGACCGGCTCAACCGTGGCCGCTGACGCCGGAATCGGCATCACCGCCGCAGGTGTGCTGGGGACGCTCGCAGCGGGCAAGCAGATTGTCGGCTGTCGGAACGTAACCGCCGCGACCGGCACGGTGACCGGGACGGCGACGACCAAGAACGGTTCGTCCGTCCTGTTCTTCCCCGGTGGCTATGACGGCTTCTTCCTGGGAGTCGCGTTGAGTGGAACCGGAATTCCGGCTTCTACCGTCGCGGCCTCCATGGGAGCGGACGGGAAAACGATTCTCATGGGGTCGGCGATCGGCACCGTCGATAAGACGGCGACCGCTGACGGCACTATTACCGCCACGGGCACCTTTACCGGGTACGGAGCCGGTATTCTCAACCGGCCATTTGCCCAGGGTGCCATTACCTAAGTGAGTGATTGGGGAGAGGGCCTTGACCGGCTCTCTCCCCGCAACCAAGGAGCGTTCATGCCGTTTAACGAGGATCGGCTGGCGACACCAGCCTTGCACGCCAAGGATATGCCGTATGTAGCCTTTTTCTCTGAAACAGTCCATGACCCGATTGAGACGCAGAAGCAGGGGCGCATCATCTCGAAAGACCAGCATTATGCACGAGTGACGCCGCCCGGCTCGAAGGACACTTTCTTCGGGAAGCTCCCTCAATGGTTTGAGGCGCAGGAACTTGAAGTCCGGTCCGGGCGCCTCCTTCCTGAATGGGTGGAAAAATGGAGACGGGATTATGAGCTGTTCAAGCAAGGACAGGCAATTCCCTTGGATGGCACGCCNNAATATTTTGACCGTCGAAGCCTTGGCCTCCGTCAATGCGGAAGCCATGGCCCAAATCGGGATGGGGGCGCTGGAGTTCAAGCGCCGGGCTCAGGCATGGCTGGCTCAGAATGAGAGCCATGAAACCGGAGCGCTCAAGCTCGCGGAGCTCACCAGGCAGATTGAAAGCCTGGCAGGCCAGGTCAAAGGGCTCACGGAAAAGAACGAGGAGTTGGAAAAGGCATTGGCGCAGAAGCGCAAAAAAGAGGTCGCCAGTGGCGTTTAACGGCTCGGGGGTCTTTACGGTCGATACGGCAGGAAATCCGGTCGTGGAGGATACCGTCATTGATCCCAATGTCCACAATTCTACTCTGGATGAAATCGCTGCCGGACTCAGTAACTGCATCACCAAGGACGGCCAAACGACCATTACGCAGAATATTCCATTTAATAATAAGAGGATTACCGGATTACAGGCCGGAGTCAGTATTACTGATGCCTGCAACATTCAAAATCTGGTGTCTAATACTGGTAAATATGTTGTGACTGTAGGTGGAACTGTTGACGCCATCACGTTAGCTCCTTTCCCTGCATTAGGGGCTTACGTTAATGGCATGGAATTAATATTCGTCTCCACTGGGGCCAATACAGGAGCAGTGACGGTCAATGTCAGTAGCCTAGGCGCAAAATCCGTGACGAAGAATGGCGCGACGGCGCTCTCGGCTGGCGATATTCCTTCGGGGGCCATTGTGCGCCTGATCTATGACGGAACGCGGTTTCAAAAGGTTTAAGCATGCCACAGACCTTGCTTAATGAAATCCAAGACTTTTGCGAACGGCGCAAGCTGCCGGTTCCTCAAACGGTCGTCAATAGTGATGATCCTCAAGTCATTCAGCTGAAGGCGCTCCTGTACGAGGCAGGAAACGAATTGGCCATTCGTGGCGAATGGTCCGCCCTGACCTTTGAAGCGACACTCACTACGCTCGCACAAGAGGATCAAGGCGCCATTTACGACCTGACGGCCACCGGTGGGGCGACCGCCTTTCGTAAGATGAAAGATGAGACCATATGGGATCGTACGGATCAACTGCCTATCTGGCCGATCAACCCCATCAATTGGCAACGTCTCAAGGCTACCACCGCCGCGATGCCGCGTTATCGTTATCGGCTCGTGCGGCAGCACTTGCTCTTCACCCCGACTCCGCCCGCTGGCCATACGGTAGCCTTTGAATGGGTCTCGAAATGGTGGATTCAGGACGGTACGAGCGGGACTATTAAAGAGCGCTTTACGAGCGACAATGACACCTTCCTGATTGAGCGAGAACTCCTCAAGCTCGGCCTCACTTGGCGATGGAAGAAAGAAAAAGGCTTTGATTACCTCGAAGAATATAACGATCTGGAAGATCGGCTCAAGGAAACCTTGGCGCACGACGTGACCCGTGACGTGCTCTATATGGACGGTACCGAACCGCGTGCCGTCCCCGGCGTGTTCGTGCCGGAATATAACTGGAGCCCGCATGCCTAGTACCTTAGCTAAACGCCGACAGCCACGCCGCACTTCTACCGGCATCGAAAAGACGTTTCCTGCGCCGGTCGGCGGCTGGAATGCCCGCGATTCGCTTGCAGCCATGAAAATCACTGATGCGGTAGATTTGGAAAATTGGTTCCCTGGCCCGACCTCAGTGGACATGCGACCAGGCTGTGAGTTGCACCACTCGTCAATTTCCGACACCGTCAAGACCTTAGCCGTCTATAGGGGGCTTGATGGATCGGAGTCATTATGGTCAATGACGGATACGGGCATTTATGAGAGCACCTTTGGGGGGACAGGGGGGAATGCCTTAACGCCACGCACGAACGGCAAACACCAATGGGACATGTTCGGCGATGGCACCAATAACTGGTTGATTGCGGTAAACGGTGTGGATAAGCCATGGTATTGGAATGGGACGACTTACGTGGAAGTCGATGGGCTGAGCAGCCCGGCTATTACCGGCTTGACCACGACGGATATTGTCTCGCTCGCCGTCTTCAAGGAACGGCTCTTTTTCATCCGCAATAATAAGCTGGGCTTCGACTTTTTACCGGCGGCAGTAGCCGGGGGCGCGGCCAGTTATTTCGATCTGTCCTCTATTGCGTCCGATGGCGGCTATCTCATGGCCATGTGTTCATGGAGCCGGGATGCCGGAGATGGCCCTGATGATTACTGGGTCGGGATTACCTCAGAAGGTGAAGCGCTTGTCTATCAGGGCATTGATCCGAGCAGCGCCGATAGCTGGGCGCTCGTCGGCGTCTTTAAAATCGCCAAGCCGCTTGGCCGGCGCTGCATTCTCAAGAAGTATGGCGCCGATCCCATCATCCTGACGCAAGACGGCGCCTTCCCGATGTCTGCGCTCTTACGGAGCGGCGATGAGCGGTCAAGGTATGCCCTCTCCTTTCGGATCCAGAATGCGTTTTCACAGGCGGCGCTCTCCTATTTCGATAATTTTGGATGGAAAATCCTGTCGTTCCCCGAGCAGAAGGCGCTCATTGTCAATGTTCCGAAGCGGGAAGATGGGCCGCATGAGCAGTATGTGATGAACACGATTACCAAAGCCTGGTGTAAGTTTACCGGCTGGCATGCAGAGGATTTCGCCGTCTTCAATGGGGAGCTGTACTTTTGTCGAGGATCATCCGTCTATAAAGCATGGACGGGCACATCCGACAATGGTGAAGCGATTACATATTATGCCAAGCAGGCCTATCAGGACTTTGGGACGGCGGCCTTAAAAGATCCGCTGATGTTCATGCCGGTCTTTGAGAGTAACCGCAATCTAAACTATGCCACCGGCATTGACACGGACTTCTCGAATCGAGGGCTCGGGGTGGCGACATCTGTAACGCAGAGCCATGCAGGCCGATGGGGTGTCTCGCAATGGGGGAGTGGCCGATGGTCGTCCGCCAGCAACATTGTGCAGAACTGGGGCGGCACGGCCTCCTGGCCGGGGCGCTGGCTCTCGGGCAAGTTGCGCATTGTCTCCGATGAAGTCACCGGAAAATGGATCGGGTCGGTCATGCGGTTCAATGTGGGGCAGGGGCTATGATTGCCTTACAGGTCGAACGAGTGGTGGATTGCTGGGATGAACTCTATCTGCTGACTCGGCAGCATTGGGAAGGGACCAAGACCTACCGGCGCCATGAGCCGTTTAACCCGGACCGATCACGCTATATTCAGTATAACGATATGGGCTTCTTCCATCTGATTACGGCTCGAGATGCCGGGAAGCTGGTTGGCTATTTCGGGATTTATATTACGTCGTCTATGCATTCTCAGCTCCGCATGGCGACAGAAGACACGTTTTATGTCCATCCTGATTATCGTCAGGGCCGTCTTGCCTTGCGCATCTTGAAATATGTGGAACAGTATTGTCAGGTGCTCGGGGTCCATGAACTGATGTTTTCCTGTGAGATTGATAATCAGACGGGGATCAAGAAACTGCTCAAACTGATGGGCTTTGAGGAAAAAGTAATCCAATACAGCAAACATTTGGCTCCTTCCACTAGCGCCGACAGCGCTGCAACCGTTGCAGATGGCGGCGCCTATGACACTCCTCGACCGGCTCTTACACGGTAAGTCTCTCGGAAAATCGTTCTGTTCCTGTGAGCCCTCGCCCCCTCCGGCACCGGACTACCAAGGCGCAGCCCAAGCTCAGGGCCAGGCCAATATTGACGCGGCTCGCACACAGTCGAAGCTGAACAATCCCAATGTGATCGGCCCGTATGGGACGCAAATCGTCACCTATGGCACGGCCTTCGATCAGCCCGGCTATGACGCGGCCATGCAGAAATGGAATCAGCAGGTTAATGATTATACGAATGCGCTCAATCAGTGGAATGCGAATGGACGCTCAGGCCCATTCACGACAGACGTAGGCTTTGGCGTCGGGGTCGATCCGCGCACGAGACCGGTCGACCGTACCAAATTTGAGGGGCTGGATCAGCCGACCATTACACAGACCCTCTCGCCGCAACAGCAGCAGCTTCTCGATACGAGCAATCAAGCCAAGATTGGCTTGAGCCAGCTCGCCCTCAAAGGAACGAATGCCGCCGGCGACATTATCGGGAAGAATCTCGACCTCTCTGGCCTGCCGGCCGCGCCGGGCAGCGCCACGGATACCCGCACGAAAGTGATGAACGCCATGATGGCGCGGATTAATGAGGACGCCGACAACCGGCAGACCCAACTGCAATCGAAGCTCGCGGCAGCGGGCATTCCGGCGGGATCGAAAGCCTACAGCGATGCTATGGCGCAGGAGGCGCGGACGCGCACCGATGCAGAGAATCAAGCCTATCTCGCGTCCGGCCAAGAGGCGAGCCGAGATTTTGATATGGATGCCCAACGGCGCCAGCAAGCACTGGCAGAGCTGTTGACGCAACGGCAGACGCCGC